CTGTAGCATATCGCTCTGGAAACTCAAGTTGAGCCAGATCTGATTTGCATAGGTGTCAAACCACGAGAAAGAACCCGTGATCTGGCCCGGATAGTAGTAGTTAGACTGCTGCTTTGCCGTTGCCACCGCACAATAGGCATTATAGCCATTGGCTATGAGGTTCGACAGGGACAGCGAATCGCTGACGTCTGGCACAAGGTTTGGTGCCGACTTATAGGCAAGCGTTGCGCGCCCGTTAGTTTGTGTGAACACCAGCGATGCCGCAAATGCCATGACAAAAGCGGCTGTGGCCGAAAGATTATTTGGCGAATAGATCAGATGCGTGCTGCCACCTCCTGCCGCAATAATCTGCTGGCCGAGACCTGTGAAAGCGCCAGGGGCGCCAACAACAGTCGGGTCAGTATCCCATGCCAGGTAGGCGAAAAGGTTATTTTGCAAACTATTCCATGCTGCGAAGGCGAGCGCTTCAGAGATCGACGGCTCCCAGAGCGTCGTGAAAGTCGCCCAGTTACTAGTCTGCGCCACTACAGCGGGCATGAATGTTGCAGGCGTCGCTGGTGCCGCGCCTTGGCTGGTAACCGCTCCCGTCGCCTGAGTGAGCATCAGGGGCGCCGCCGCAGTGCCTGAAGCAAACGCGATCGACGATGCCGCGCCGATCGCAACGCCAGACGTGATCAGGAATGCCCCAGAGACAGTGTCATAAGTTACTGCGACGGGAGTAGCCTCACTGCTTAGCGCGGCACTAGAAACGGTCTGCGCCACGCTCACAAAGTAAGTGCCGGCGCCGCCTTTGCCGGTGCCCAGACCAATGATTTGCGTATTGGCGGCAACAGAGCCACCGGTGACGGTCTGACCGATCGCCCAGGTGCCCGTGACGGTGCCTCCCACAGTGAGAGTGGCACCGCTGCCGGTAATCGTCGTTGCCGATACGTTCTGAGACACGCTCACCGTATAGGTGCCGATGCCGCCGGTGCCGGTGCCAAATCCGGTAATGGTAGTCCCGGCAAGGATCGTCCCGCCAGTGATGGTTTGTCCCGGGATGAACATGCCCGTAACGGTCGATCCACTCGGGATAGTGAGAATGTTGCCGCTAATCGTTGCCTGCGTTGCCGTATTCGTCACAATCGAGCTAGCCGTGCTGGTGCCAATGACTGGCAACGTCGCATTCAAGTCCGTCTGAATAATCGCTGCAGCAGCGCTGAAGCTGGTGGCGGTGGACAGATTAACGGATGCCGCAGAGCGCACGTAGCCATCCACCGTGACATTCAGCGTGCCAGAGATCGCTTGCAGCGAAGTCAGGGGCAACGATGCGATAGATCCGCCACGCAACCAAGCGGCGGCTCCCGTCTCCGGATATTGTGTGATCAGCAACGCGCCGGGTTGCTGGCTAGCATTAGTTACCCCCGCAAAATACTGCGCGGCAAACGCGGCCTCAGACGACGACGCCCCGAAGTATGTTGCAACAGATGAGGCACTGGGGAATGACAGCACTTGGCCAATCGGCACGCGCGTGCCGTTGGTCAGCAGCAAGCCATTAAGTGCAGGCCCCGTACTTTCGGCAGCCAGAACACTGGGCTGGACATTGACGAAATACGAGGCGGGAATGCTCGAGGTCATGTGATTCTCCACTGAGAGCGCAAGGACGGCTTTCTGACAAGATCAGGCGGGATATGCCGCCTCTACGTTGACGATACCGGTATTTACTATCCCGGCAAACTCCATTGGCACAGTCAGACCTATATTAGCTTGCAGGTGAACGTCCACGACCCAGCGATCTTCCCACGCCTGCTCTGCATTCTGGAAAGGTAGCTGACGAGGGTCGTCAGCATAAAGGGGCGTCACATCAAACCCCGTGGCCGCGAACTGCTGAACTGCGAAATCATCTCGAAATGCAGTGGAGATGATCTGCGCATTTCCTGCACTGTTCGGTCCATGCACATCAATCTGGATAACAATTTCCGTTGCCTGTGCTAGCGCTTCCATACCAGCAGCCAACGTGCCACTGCCGACTGTCTGGCTTGGCGTCACTGTATATGTGCCGATACCGCCCGTTCCAGATCCCAGCGCTACAACAACAGTGTTTGCCGATACTCCGACGCCGAATATCCGACTGCCAACGGCAATCTGACCAGTGAATGCCGGGTTGACCGCAGTAATAGTCAGCTGCGTGCCAGCAATCGAGCCGGTAAATACTGCGTCCATATAGCTGTCAACATTGGTGGAAATGCGCGATCGCATCAAAGGCCACATGATCACAAAGTCTGGCGCTGTCGGTTCAGCCACACGACTAACTTGTCCCTGACGGATGGGCGTTCCAGCAGGCAACACAGCAGCCAAGAAGCCTCCCAGAGCGGCAAACACGTTGGCCTCGGTCGGTGATGCGACGAACATTGGCATGCGTCTCAGGCTCCATTCTGGAGCGTTGCTGCGACCTTGCACCAGGTAGGCCAGGTTTCCAGCACCATCGCGACCAGCCACACGTTGCCAGCGGGATCAGTGATCAGATCGCCCCCCTTGGCAGATGCTCGCACGACGCCATCGAAATTGCCGTCCAAATAGATTGCGCGACGCGTGCCTTGGAGATTCAGACCATCGGTCATCTGGAGGTCCCGCCAAGTCATTGGCTGCACCTGGCCCATAACCGTCACTGCCGGAGCATAAGTCGGGACCGGCTTGAAGTCGGCACCGACCGTGCTACCAGTGGAAACTCGCAATTGCAGCGGCACCCGAGGATTTACGGCCGCTGCCGCTCCTGAAGCGATGGCATGCAGGTTCATGCGGCCCCTCGATTATTTGACACGGTAAGTCGGAGATCGGAGCATCGTGCCAGTATCGACTAGCGGTTTTGTGGAAGCCCCGTAATTGGTTTTGCCTTCGGCAACGCGGCGAGCAGCTTCGCCAACAATCTTGCCGGTCACCTTGAAATTGGCGCCGCCTTTGCTGCGCATGCCACGCAGCATAACCGTCACCGGAGACAATTCCGGCGACATCAGATCGGCAATAGAGAGCTGTAGTTGTTCCTGGATATTTTGCCCAAGCAAACCGAGTGCTTTTGCCGCATCGTAGTCGTTGGCCCTGAGCGCATTTCCGAGATTCCCCGGCCACGAATGGCTTTCCTTGGAAATCATCGTTCGGAAGAAAGGCCGAGGAGGCGCGGTTCTTGTGCCGTATTCGTTCAGGGCGGCAACTAGTGGCGTCGGAGTGCCATCCGGTTCGGTGCTGCCTGCCATAAAGCCGACCTCCACAGTCGTCGCCTTTGCCAGGTTCGCGGCGATCTGTTGCAGGCGAGAGGCCAACTTGTTCCCTCCGGTCACGGCTGCCATGGACTTGCGCCGGAATATGCACACCCACCCGGAAGGTAGCATGCGGTGCGGTATTGCTGCGTTGCCGCCCAATACATCGCGCCGTAGCGGGTTTGGGCAAAGAAGGCGCGACGTTCTGAGGCGCTGGTGCCATAGTCAAACGAGACTGACACAGAACCCTCAGAGGCTGCACTAATCCGTCCGACTGGAGCGTTGACGTCCTTCGGACTGCCTGGCGATGGATCGCCTTGTGCCTGAACAGACAACGCAGCAATATGCGCCGTGACCAAGTTCAGCAGCGTAGTTTGGAGCGCTGCGTTGTTTACCGGGCCACCTCCGTCATTGCGATGATACACGGTGGCCAAGTTAAAGAAACCCTGAGCCTGCGCCGCCGAAACGCTCGCAAACTCAGGGTATAAAGCAATCCAGGTCTGATAGTCAAAATTGACCTGGACGCCCATGTCACGCCACCTCCCGGCTTGCCTGCTCGATCCTGCCAACCTCTGGCCGCGCACTACGCGGCGCGCGTGGATCGCCTTCCTTGTTGAAAGGCTCAAGCCCCGACCGGACCGATGCCAACTCATTGGCTCGGCTAACCGCGCGCTCAAGCGTTTCCTCAGCGAAGATCAGCCCATTGCGCACCATATCACTAGCCCGGTTTGCTTCGAACCAATTGACCCAAGTGTCGCGGTCAACACCTTCGGTCAGCGCGAAGCCATTGACAATCTTGAAGGCTGGAATAACGCCGAAAGGAACTGCGTTCCCGTGGATCAAGACCGATTCCCCTTGGGGACGCGCCACTTGTATTTCGCGCGTCCCCATAGGTGTCTGCTCGCGCTCCGTCACCATCCGAAACGGCCGAATACGGAGGCCGTGCGGAAGTTTGCAGGCCACAACTACCTTCGCACCGGCAGAACTCGGTTGGCGCGAAGGTCCCTGCACGACCTGCTTTTCTGCCGTTTTAAGCTCAAGAGCCACGATTTACACTCCCAACATCTGCGAAAAGGCCACCGGCATGCGAATTACGCTTCCCCATGCGCCGGCAGTAATCTTTTTCTTGTAGCTGGAGAGCTGGCGCACGATCGGGTGGGCGCGCATCTTCTCGGAGAACGCGCAGAACCCCGCCTGCTGCCGCTGCACCGAATCGGCATGCAGCTGCAGAAGATTGCCGGCGCCAATGCCCTGTCCATATTCCGCCGACCCGGCGCCGAACTGCGGCACCGAGACAACCCGAAGATTCGGGAAGTTTTTCTTGAGCAAATCCTCAACACTCACGTTGAAGCTGTTCGTGAACGTCAAGGCAACCTCGCTACCCGGCGACATGGCAAGCGTCATCGGCGTATTCTTGTCAACTAGGCCATTATTCGCCGTGACCAGGCTGGCATAGAGTGCGACAATGTCATTATAGACCTCATTCGCAGTAGCATTCGGAGCGCCACCGGAAGTAAACCACGTCACCCCACCCGCCGCTTTCGTGGCAGGAGTGAGAGCGGCCGGCAGGTTCGGATCATTCACCAGCCCGTAATTCTGCAATCCCGCTACGCCGAACAAGTAGATGTGGTTCATGTAGCGGTTGAGAATATCCGCTCCAGCGGCTTCAACCTCACTGATCCAGTTGATACGGCCAAGACCAGCGCGTTCGATCTCTCGGTCGCCGTAATTCAGGACGGTCTGGAATACGTAATTCTGGCGCTGGGGCCAATTGGTATTCGCGCCAGCACGCCCCTGTTCCGAGTAGTCATCATAGCTGGAGACTTCCCCAGTATGTTCGACCACCGGGAACATTACGGTGTCAGTAGTCCAATCGCCTTTCTTCTGCTCCCCCAGAACTTCCGCTGCCTTGGTCGGCGCAAAGATGATCTCGTAAATCGCCGGATCAACAAAGGTAGTCAGGAGTGCCGGAATAGCCGAGTTTGGATCGGTTGAGAGCGACGGCATCGCGTCCATCGCTAGCGCGGCATTATTGCGGAATTCGTCCGGCACATAACTAGTGACGCCGGGCGTATAAACACCGCGCGCCTCAAACCAAGGACGATCGGTGCGGAACTTGGCTTGCGCCTCTGTATAATTCATCTCTTTACCTCCACTAGCCTTGCGGGTTGCTGGAAATCTTCACGAGTTCGCCAGGAAGGCCAGCGGACATGGCAAACCATTTCGTCTCGACGTTGAGTGCGCCAGTCAAGTTGCCCGCCCCCGAGCTATTCGCCGTCTGCGACGGGGTGACGATGAAAGTGCTGCCACTCCCACCAGCGCCGCTGAGCAGGTAAGTAATCGAAGTCCCTGCCGTAACGCCTGCCGTGGCACTGCTCAGGACGTCACCAACACCGAACAAACCCGCGCCGCTGACCGTGGTAAGGGTCAACGTGCCCGATGTGCCAGTAATAGTTTCCAGCGGGACATTCTGCTCTGGGATCGACACCGCATAAGTGCCGGTGCTATTGAGCGCGCCATTCGCTGCCGTGCTGGTAAGCTGCGACACTACCGTAGTGCCAGTCGCGACGCCTGTTCCAGAAAGCACAGTGCCCGGATAGACACTCCCAGCCGAAACCGCAGTTACGGTGAGAGTATTGCCCGAGATCGAGCCGGTGCAGGAAAGTGCCGTGGTCGGCGCAATAGACCAGGACGTGGCGGTGGCTACCGTAGGCGAGCCACTCGGTGCGAAAGTAACGCCGCCATCAGCAAACGACGCATACGCTTTCATGCCAGGCAACGCCTGATTAGTCCCTCTGTTTTTCACCAGCACGTCGCAGCCGGAGAAAAGACTGAGCGGGAAGCCCTTCGGGACGACGAGGCTGGCATCAGCAAGGAACGTCGTGATAAGGCCCTGCTGCTGCCGCGCCAGAAAGCCAGTTACCGGGCCGCTACCGAAATTGTTAACGATAGCAGGCGAACCATCGGCATCATCCGGAGAGACTGCCCAGCAGAAACGGCCAACAGTTGCACCACCGGGGCCAGCAACGAGACCACCAGCACCAGCGGCCACAGTAAACCGCGGATTGGTGCTGTAAAAATCACCCTCAACCCCAAGTGCCGGAGTCAGGGAGACCGAAGACTGAAAACCATTGCTCACGTGAATGCCTCCTTACGCGAGATTGATACGAGCGGCACCAGGGAACCGCTTGGCCAGATCATCACTGGCGGCAGTATCCATGCCAACAGGAACAGCACGGGTCGGCTTCTCGCCGGGCTTTGGCAGCATAGCGAGCATGGCCGGATATGCGGACGGATGCACTCCAGACGTTTTCACGCCAAGAGTATCAAGCGCCAGCTTATAGACGGCGTCAGCACTATCCTGCGCCACAGCAAGATCGCCGATATAAGGACGAACCGCAATCTCCGCCATACGAATGGCGCGTTGCTGCGCAAGCACTTCTTTCCGGGTTCGCTCGGCCGCCGCCTGAATAGCAGCGTCCATTGCCTTTTTGTCAATTCCTTTCGGCTTCATTGCAGGAACCCCAGCATTCGGCTCAAGCCCCTTGTGCTCGCGTTCGGCCGTTTCCTCTGGCGTTTCATCTGTGCTCTCGCGTTTGGCTGCCTCGGCCGCCTCGCCGTCGTCCAGCATCTGGCATACCGTGGCATGGTCTTCAGGCGAGAGCCGCTCGCGAAGGAATTCCTTCACCGCAGCATTCTCGTCTTCCTCGTCCTCCTCGTTCTCGTTCACCAGGGGAGCGGCATCAGGCTCATCCTCCTCCTGGCTAGACTGAGCGGCCAACAGATCCAGCAGTTTCCGCAGCATGTCGGCAGGATCCGCGCCGCCGGGCTGGTCCGCATCAACCGCGCGAACGGTGTCCATAACGCCCTTCCAGATCGTCGGAAGGCGCGCCTTGAAGTTCTTGGCGGTTACGCCGGCCAAGATCGGCCTGAAGTCCGGCATCGCGTCAAGCGCGAGACCACGACTGGCCAAATACGCACACAGCGCCCCCTCCACGCGGGCCGCCGTGCGAGAGAGCGCAGTGCTCTTTGCCACGTTGCTATCCTTTCGAGTTTCAAGAATTGCAGAATCGCCGACCACAACATCAGGCCCGGCGCGGCCCTTCTTCACGAGCGCAATATGATTGCCGACAATATCAACCATTCGGCCATCATAATGCTCGCCATTGTATTCGCCCGGCTGCATCACCGCCTTGTAGCGATAGCCGGCGCTCAACTCTTTCTGTGCATCACTCTCCACTGCATCAATACCATCCTTTGACCAGATGATCAGCTCGTTGTCCAGATACGGCGCATTGAACTGCGCATTCGTCCCAGTTGTGCCGACAATCTCTTCTTTCTGCGGATCATCAGCAGAGACGGGAATGTGCTGGATGAGCAGCTGAATGCCATTAAACGTCGTCGCTGCCTTGGCCAATTCTTTGGGGTCACGGAGCAGCCGGAATATTTGGTCATCAGGAAGATGGACCCATCCGGGTTCATCTTGCATGACGGCGTTAATCTCGCGGCCAAGATAACCGCAGACGTTCGCTTTGCTCAGGTGCGCCTTGCTGATATGCAGCCTGCCATCCGCGTCATAACTACGCACACTCTCGGCATCGAGCGCGAGCGCGGCATCCTGCGCCGGGATTGCGTTGCGCGCCGCCATCCCCTCGGCCGGTTCAGCCCGCATAATCCACGCTAGAAACTCCTTGAGCGCTGCGCGCAGCTCTCTAGCGGTGCCGCGATCCTTGCTGACAAATTCCTTGCCTACCGACTGCGGAACGCCGCCAAATCCGCCCGGAGTATGCGCGGCAGCTTCCATAAGTCGATGCTGCGCAGGTGACTTGCTTGGCATTATAGAAGCTCCATCCAAAATGCATCTTGACAGATCAAATATATATCCTCCTCTGTCACATCAAAGCCGATCTCGCGAAGCTGCGCGAAAACGTTCAGCACGAATGGCAGCCAGGAAGCGATCCCGATACGGATTTCCATGTTGACTTTTGCCATCGGATGTCTTACAAGTCTTGCCATGAAGGATGATCAAAGCACTCCGCTCACGCTGCATTCGCCATCCTACACGATGCGCGTGCCGTCTGATTTCTGGCTGCTGATCGACGCCTGGCGCAAATTGCAGCCCGATCTGCCATCCCGCGCTGAGGCCGTCCGTCGGCTCGTGGCGGCGGGCCTCAACGCAACACCGAAAGGCACTCCTCCGTGTACGTAGCCCTCGGTCTCATTGCCGTTCCATTGATCCTCGGATGGCTATTCGGCTGGCGAGTGACGGTAGTAATTGGACAGATCCTATTAGTGCTGTCCTGGTTTCTCTTTCTGGCAGTAATCGTCAAAATCGGTCAAATCACGGGATATCTTCCCGAACTGCCGATTGCTGTGGGCGCCTTCCTCATAGCGGCGTTTGCATCACTTACTGGCTGGCACCACGTCAGCAGAGTCTTGGTGGTCCTCCTTATAGTTGGACTAGGCTACGAAATGTTGCACAGCAAGTTACCGCTTACAGACCAAGAGCACTCTACCCAGTATTGCCAGCACTCCGAGCAGGAATGACTCTCTATCCGCCGAAGCTCTTGATGATCGAGCGGCTAAAACAGCGGCACCTGGGAAGCTCTCCGGGTAGGATAAACTTCTGCTCATCCGGGTCGAACCAGCCTTTTGCCACGTCATAGACCTGTTTCTCAGCCCCAGCTTTGACGTGACTAGGACGCGGAGTCTTCCCGCCATGACTGTGGCACCAAATGGCCTCGGTGATCCCCAGCTCCAGTTGCCGCGCCCGGTTGAGCGCGCCCGTTGCCATTTCGTTCTGTGACTGCGCGATGAACTGCGCCCGCCGCTTAGTCACTCCGAAGTGCGTTTCCAATTCCTTTGCCAATCCGCCAATATCTCGCCCCACTTGGACCGATCGCATCACCGATTGCTCCACATGCGCAAGATACTGCACCGGGATACTCTTGATCAGAGATACGTTCTGTTGCACAGTCGCTTTCAAGATGTCTCGCTGCGCCGGGGTCATATGAAACTCTACAGCAAAGCCTGCGCGCTTCAGGATCTGCTTCAGCTGCGTGTCTGACCGATCGCCTACTGCCTGCGCAAACCACGCGGCAAGCTCTTCCGCTCCTTCGTTGAACCGCCGGATCCACCGTTTCCGAAGCCCCGCGATTGTCCGTCTGAGCGCATCGGCAGGAGCGGCGTCCTGCGCCAGCGGGCCATCCTCGGGGTCAATATCAGCAATAGCTGGTTCATTCTTCCGATAGGCAGCCAGCAGCCAATATGTGACCGAATGGTGCATCTCCTCGATCAGCCGCTCCAGCCGCTTACGATATTCGGCCGCCAGCCCGAGGTTTGCACGCACTCCCGGCAGAATTATCCTCCGCTGGCGGCTCTTAGCCATCGCTGTTGAAATCCGGCTCCTTGGCCGGATCGAAACCGAGCATCGCGATTACATCGGGCGGCGTCTCGATCAGTTCGTCGTCTGGGTCCGGATCATCGATTTTGCGCCAATCGGGGAGCGGGGCATCCACTGAGCCGAAGTGGGCATACGGGAAAACGCTCATGCGGCTATCCTCCATTCGGCAAAAACTGCTGGATTAATATAGCTTTCGAGAGCAATCACGGGCGTATTGCCGAGTTTCTTTGATACCTTCCGCGCAACATCCATGACTCGCTTCCTGTATTCCGCCAGTGTCGTTGGCTTCGGCAAGCCTTGCACCAAATCGTAAGCAGTGGCTGTCCCGACGTGGGTCCGGAAATCCTTGGTCTTGAACCCTCCCCCATCGAGCGAATGTGTATAGTCAAGCAATGTCTTGTCATTGGTGGCAGGAAATAGTTTTCCGTTAGGACCAGCCGCCTTTGCGCGCCGGATCAACATTGCCGCAAGCCCAGGATCCTCAACCGGGAGATCGAGAGATACGCCTTTCTTTCCAATAAAGCGGAGCGACACGCCTTCTGGAGTTTCTACTACATGGCGGCCCTCAAGAGTAGTCGCGCCATAGGCTTTGACTTTCGCCCCAGTGTCATCTTCGCTGCCAGGCCGCACGCCCATTTTCATGATCAGCGCCAGACAATCCGCTGAATCCTTGATCTTTGGATTGGCGGACTGCTGCGCCTCCTCGTTTTGCCTCCATATATAGTCGAATTTCCTGCGCAATTCCTCGATCCGGGCAAACTTCGCCGCTGCATTGCGGGCGCTGAACGCCTCGGAATAGACGGCCTGGACGCGGCCCTTGCTGTCCTTTCCGACTGCCAGAAGATCGGCCTTCGGATCATCGCTGTAGCGCACGTCAGTCCATGCCGGCGGGATCTTCAGCTTTGCAATATGCTCAGGCAACGGCGAGCCGTTTGCTTGGACGCGCCTCCCATCCACGACCTTCGTTTCTTTGAGATTCGCGCGCGATCTACCAGATACCTGCCCGCCGCTGTGGCCTGCTCTACTGCTGCCGCTGCCACTCGGGGCGAACTTCC